TTGCGCTCGACCAGGTCGACAACACCACCGACGCGAACAAGCCGATCAGCACGGCCACCAGCACCGCCCTTGCGGGCAAGGCAACCCGGCCGATCGTCCGCCGCGCGTACATCACGAGCGGCAACGTCAACCCGTTCCCCGACACCGCCGGCGCATGGGTCGTGCTGCCCGGGTTCGAGCTGTCGATCCCGGCCGCCGTCGGCGACGACGTCGAGCTGACGATCACCGCCATGCGCACGAACACCGAGAGCGCGTTCCTCGACGCCGCGGTGATCGTGGGCGCGGCCGTCGTGCGCTACCTCGGCACCGGCGGCGGCTCGCCCGGCATCGAGGGCGACCCCGGTTGGTACCCCGGCGCACCCGGCACGCACTACCCGGCGCAGAACGGCCCGCGTGGGTTCACCGTCACCGCCCCGGACCTCGACGGCAGCAACGTCCGGTTCGTCATCGTCTGCCGCGGCGCCGGTGCCGGGCAGCTCTACGCGAGCACGTCGTTCCCCTTCTACTGGCGAGCCCTGAACCGAGGTGTCGTGGGATGACCCGTCCACACAAGGCGATCGACCTCGAACTCACCGACGGCATGAGCATGTTCGGTGCGATCGTGGCCACCCTCAACGCCGTGCACGGCGCGACCCTCACCCGTGGCGGGCTCACACAGCCCGAGGTCAACGCCGCCGCCGACGAGCTGCTCGCGTGGTTCGAGAACCAACAGCAGCGCGCGGCCGCCGCCGTCGAGGCCGCCATACCCAAGCTGCTCACGTTCAGCACCGTTCCCGACGAGACGACCCTCGACGAGTGGCTGAGCAACTACGACGCGAGGACCTACCCGCGCGCCGGCAGCATCGTCGTGGGCATCGACTACGGGTTCGTCGAGCAGGTTCCGCCCGTCGACGAGCCGGGGCAGTCGTGAGGGCCGGGATCGGCGCCGTCGAACACGTGCCCGTCGACGAGGTCGTAGCCGCGGCCCGCGCCACCGGCGAGCGCGTGTACGTCCTCGCGCAGAACATCACCGACTACGAACGGTTCCGGCGCGAGCACGACCTCGACCACCACCTCGGTTGCTACCTCAACAGCGTGGCCACCCTGCGCGGCGTGCAGGTGCGCTACTGGGTCAGCCTGCCCGACGCGAACCTGCGTCACGACGCGGTCGAGCTGTTCCAGTGGTTCCGCCGCAGCCTCGCCCGCCTCGGTGCCGACGGCGCATGACGATCAGGCTGTGCCTCGGCGTACCGAACGGGCCGCCCTGCTTGGAACTCACCACCTCGTCACGGTGTGCCGAGTGCGCCCGGGTCGTCGAGGGCAACCGCACCCGCACCAAGCGCGAGCGTCGCCCCGCTGCCGATCAGGCTGAGCGCGAACGTCGTGCTGCTGCTGTGCGAGCGCACGTGGAACGGCACGGGTGGCGGTGCCCGGGGTGGGGGAGGACAGCGCACACCTCGACCGATCTCACCGCCGACCACGTGCACGCGGTCGCCGCGGGTGGTGCCGAGGACGGACAACTAGGCGTGCTGTGCCGCTCGTGCAACGGCGCCAAGGGCTCGCGGTCAGTCACGCCGGATGATGATCCGTCGCCGGGCCAGGACTAGACCGTATGGGGGTAGGGGGCAGGCACCCTCACCCGCGAGGCTCTGACCTGCGGTTATAGGTGTTTCCGCAGGTCAGAGGGGGTGCCCCCCTCCTGCTCCCTCTCGACCTGGGCTTTCACGACCCCTTAGAGAGCTGTCTTTTCCTCTGTACGGGTCTGGGGGTTTTTGAACTCAACGCCACTCGACAGAACCGCAGGTCAAGGGGGGTGACATGGCAGGCATGGGGCCGCCCCCGTCCGGCCACGCTCGACGCAGGAACGCGACGACCGCCACGACGACGCTGCCCGCCGAGGGCCGCCGCGGTGAGCCCGCGCCGGCGTTCCCGCTGGGTTCCGACCTCACGCTGCGCGCCAAGCTCGCCGTGGTGCTCGACCGGGTCGCCGAACTTGAGTTCGCCCTCGCCGAGGGCAAGCCCGTGCAGGACAAACTCGACCTCGCCCGCGAGCGAGCGTTCGTGCTGCGCCACACCCTCGACCACCAGGACGAGGCCGAGGCCGAACTCTGGGCTGAGCTGTGGGACACGCCGCAAGCGGTCGAGTGGGAGCGGCAGCGGTGGACACGCGAGGTCGCGATGTACGTGCGGTGGTCGGTGCTCGCCGGGTCCGGCGACCTCGACGCCGCCAAGGAAGCGAGGCAGCTGGGCGACCGTCTCGGGCTCACCCCGATGGCGCTGCTACGCCTACGCTGGACCATCGCTCACGACGAGGTCGCCGAACAGCGCGACCAGCACACAGCACCGGCGGCCGCCGAACCGTCGAGACCCCGACTCAAGGCGGTGGACGATGCAGGCTAACGACCAGCACAACGCCGCCCACACGCTCGAACTGCTCGTCGCCATGATCCGCGACCGGGCTCCGGAGCGGTTCGCCGTGGCGGTCTCCAACGACGTGGTCGAGACGCCGGACCCGGCCGGCGCGTGGCGGCAGTACGAGACCACCGGCGGCCGCACGGTCGTTGTCGAGTTGGAGTGGGGACCGCAGTGACCGACGAGTCGCACGTGTGGCCGGTCGACCTGCCCGAGAGGTACACCGCACTACTGCGCGACGTCGTGCCGCGCGGCGAGCTGTCGCCGGTGTGGCTCGACACGAGCGTGTTCGACCGGCCGCGCCGGCCGTCGGCCCGCGAGCGCGAGCAGCACCTCGCCGACGCCGCGGCCGCGGCCGCGCGTGACCTCGCGTCGGTGATCGTCGACCACCTGCTCGACGGCGACCTGTTCGTGATGTGCTGTGCTCGCCGCGGCGGCCGCTCGCTGCTGCGCCGGCAGGTGGTCGACGAGCTGCTCACGCGTCTCGACGCCGGCGACCAGGCCCTCGCCGAGAACGTGCCGTCCGGGCTGCTCAACGACGACGAGTTCGCGCAGCAGCTCGCACGCCTGGTCCCCGCGGCCGCCGTCGCGAGGTGCCGCCGCGACCTGCGGTTCTGGTTCAACTACCGGCCCGTGCTGCGCGAGCCGCACACGACGGGGGAGTAGAGCAGTGGGACGGCTGAAGGTGCTTGACCTGCTCGTGACGATCAACGGCGTCGACGTGTCCGACATCGTGCAGGGGGTGACGTTCGAGAACACGTTCGTGCTTGACGAGGCCGAGGCCCGGATCGCCGCGGCTGGGCGCGACGCACCGGTGATGAGGGTTCGCGATGACGGCTGAACTCCGCTACGACCTCGTCGTCAACGTGCCGCCGTCCTTCCGTTCGCGCACACCGGCGAGCGAGTGGGCCGAGGTGTTCGCCGCGCTGGTCGACAACGGCCACGCCGAGGCGTTCACGCCCTCGTGGTCGCGGCGGCCGCTGGCCGTCGTGCCGCTGTGCCTCGCCGGGCCCCAACACGAGAGCAGGTGCGCCCGGTGACCGACGAGCAGCACGGGCATGTGACCACCGGTGCCGAGGTCGCCGCGTGGGTCGACGAGCACCTCGACCGCCCGTTCGTGCTGGAACCGTGGCAGCGCGTCTGGCTCGACTACGCGGTTGACCGGTGGAACGCGACGACGCCCGCCGAGTACGCCCGTGCCGCGGTGGTCTGCCGCGCCCGGTGGGCCGTGCTGAACTCGAGTATTTTCGAGGGCCGCTCGGTTCTCACCATGATCACCGGCTGCTGAGCTGAGCCCTCATTCGAGGGCGAAAATCTGAACGTCTCGCAGGTCACGGGGGTGGTTCCTCGTGCCCTGGCGTGGTCCTCAAGAGCGCGGCGAGTTCCCGACGTTGGGGTTCGAAATCGGCTCGTGGATCGAGGCGAACTGCATCCTGCCCGACGGGCCGCGGATGTATCAGCCGTACCGCCTCACTGACGAGATGTGGAAACACCTGCTGTTCGCGCACCGGCTCAACCCCGAGGCGCGGCCGGGTGACGACACCGACGCCAACGTGTACGCGGGTACGCAGCTCGTTCGCCCACAGAAGTGGGGCAAAGACCCTTTCGCGGCCGCGCGCTGCCTCGCCGCGGCGTTCGCGCCGATCGTGTTCGACGGGTGGGACGCGCGAGGCGAGCCCGTCGGTCGGCCGCACCCGTCACCGTGGATCGCTTGCGCGGCGTACGCCGAGGAACAGACGGCGAACACGTTCCGCCCCATCGTGACCATGCTCGACCACGGCCCGCTGTCCGGCACGCCCGGCCTCGACGTCGGCGACACCCGGATCAAGCTGCCCGGCGTCGGGTGGATCGACCCGCTCACCAGCAGCGCCAAGTCGCGCCTCGGCGGCCGGTTCACGTTCGTCACGATCACCGAGAGCGGACTGCTCACGGGCACGCATCCCACCGGCGGCGTGACGTTCGTGAGGACGTTGAAGCGCAACGTCGGCGGCATGTCCGGCCAGTGGTTCGAGATCACAAACCCTTGGGACCCAACCGAATACAGCGCGGCTCAGCTCACGTATGAGGCGAAAGCCGAGGACGTGTGGATCGACTTCCGGAAGCCGCGCGTGAGCGTCGACATCAACGACGCCGTCGCCGTCGAGCGAGAGGTGATCTACCTCTACGGCGACAGCGCGCGGGCTAACGGCGGGTGGGTCAGCGAGAAGCGGATCAGGTCCGAGGTGCAGAACAAGGCATCGGGTGAGGCCGAGGTCCGCCGGTTCTACCTGCAAGAGATCATCGGCGGCGCGAGCAGCGCGGTCGTGAAAGCGATCTGGGACTCGCTCGCGCGGCCGGACCAGGGCGACGACGAGCACGAGCCCGACCCGCTGCGCCCCAAGGACGCGATCTGCCTCGGGTTCGACGGCTCGCGCAGCAAGGACGCCACGGCGTTGATCGCCGTGCGCATCCGTGACGGCAAGATTTTCAAGCTGGGTATCTGGACCCCGGCCGACTACCCGGATCACCGCATCCCCCGGCCGATGGTGCACCGGGCCGTCACCGCGGCGTTCGCCGCCTACGACGTCCATTTCATGCTGGCGGACCCGTACAAGTGGCAGGAGTACCTCGACGTCTGGGAGGGCCTTTTTCCCAAGCGGGTCATCGAGTTCCCGACCAACGTCGAGAGCCGCATGGACGCCGCGGTGCAGCGGTTCCGCGACGCGCTGTTCGCGGGCGAGCTGCTGCACGACGGCGACGAGGAACTCACCAAGCACGCCCTCGCGGCCGCCCTGGTCAAGGGCAAGCGGAAGCCGCAACGCGAGGATGACGAGGGCACGCCGCAGCACTACCTCAGCGTCGGCAAGAAGCGGGCCGACTCGCTGATCGACGCGTTCGTTGCGGCGATCTTGGCGTTCCACGCGCGAGGCATCGCGATCGAAAAGGGCGCGCTCGTGATCGAGCCGACGCCCGCACCGGCGGCCGTGAACACCGCCGTCGACCCCGTCACCGGTGTCCCGGTCACCGCCAACGGCCGCGAGCTGTGGCGCCCGAACACCCGTCTCAACATGTAGAGGGGGCCTCGCATGGCCGTCGTGATCAGCGTGCCCGCGCCCTCGCGGGAGTCCACCAGCAACATCCTCGGCGTACTCGGGCTCGTGGGCCTGGTCCTCGCCGTGGGCGGGCTCACCGGCTCGCCCTGGTGGTCGTTGCTGGTCGGCTCGCTGCTGCTGCTCGCGCTGTCGTGGGTCGGACACCAGCAGGTGACGGCCGCCGCCAAGCGCGCAGCGGAGCGCGCCAAGTCCGGCGCGGCCGCGGCGTCGACAGCACCGGCCCCGGCCGCCGCCTCGGCGGGGGGCTGACGTGGGCTCTTGGCTGTGGCCGGACACCCGGGCGACCGAGGTCACCGCGCAGCAGCTCGCCGCCACCGGCGCCGCGCCGGGCTACGGCGTCGACCCGATCGACGGCGACCGCGGTTGGCGCCCGATGGGGTCGGCGGGCCCGCGAGCAATCCCCGCGTGGACGTTGGAGAAGTCCCGCGCGTACTCGATCAACGCCTACCGGTCGAACCCGATGGCTAAGGCGATCATCGACACCTACACGAGCTTCTGCGTCGGCGACAGCGGCGTGAAGTACCAGGTGGACAACCCCAAGGTTGCGCGCTACGTCGAAGAGTTCTGGGACGACCCGCGCAACATCCTCGGCGCGATTCAGGAACTCCTGTTGCGCGACGCCATGCTCAACGGCGAGCAGCTGCTCGAACTGCTCGTCGGGACGTTCTCGGGTGTGACGCAGTTCTGCCCGATCGACGTCGCGGCGATCACCGAAATCACGGCGTACAAGGGCAACCCGTTGTGGCCCGACAAGGCGCTGTTTCGGCGGGCCGGTGAGGACGTCTACCGCAAGATCGCCGCCGTCGACGACGCGAGCGGACTTCGGGCCGGGCAAGCGTTGTGGTTCGCGCCGTGGCGCACGACCGCGATGGACATGCGCAGTCAGCCGTTCCTGAGCACCGTGCTCGATCAGCTCGACGACTACGACACGGTGCTCAGCAACCTCGTGGACCGGACCGCGCTCGCGAGGTACCTCGTGTGGACGGTCCAGGTCAACGGCGGGCAGCCCGAGGTCGACGCGTGGGTCAAGGCCCGAGGCGGGCTGCACGTGCCGCGCTCCGGATCGGTCGAGGTGCACAACGACCAGGTCGAATGGAAGCCTCAGACCGCGCAGACCGGCGCGTATGAGGACACCAAAGCGGCCGCCTCGATCCTCACCGAGGTCGCCGCCGGTGCCGGGCTGTCAAAGGTGTGGCTCGCCGAACCCGAGGACGCGAACAAGGCGACCTCACAGAGCATGGCTGAGCCGGTCCGGCGCCGCGTGCAGGGCGTACAGGGCTTGTGGTTGGGCCACATGACGCAGCTCGTCAGGTTCGCGATCGACCAGGGCGTGAGGGCTGGCCGGCTGCCGCGCATGGTCGACGTCGTCGACGCCAAGACACGGCAGCAGTACCAGATCCCGGCCGCCATGTCGGCCCGGATCACCGGCCCCGAGGTCGCCGCTGCCGATGCGCAGATCACCGCGGCGACGCTGCTGAACCTCGCCTCGGGCTTGGAGAAGCTCGTCGAGCACGGCGTGTTGAGCCGCGAGGCGGCTCGTGTCGCCGCCCGCCGCGCGTGGGAGGACTACGTCGGGGTGCCGTACGTGGCCTCACTCGACGACCCCACGGCCGACGTCGACGACGTCGCCACCCACGTGGACGGCACGCAGGACAAGGACAAAGCGGCTGAGCCGCTGCTCGCCGCGTAGCCCGAAACCCCCTTCCCCGTAACGAACTTCTACCCCGACAGGGGGATTTCGCCATGCCTCCGATCAGTCGCGAGCGAGCCGCCGAGGCCCTCGGGATGCTGCCCGCCGAGGTCGTCGACGTCGACGAGCAGCACGACCCCGTTCTCGGCGGCTACCGCGTCGAGCTGCACGACGGCACCCGCGCCGTGGTGCACGACGACGGGACCGTCACCCTGCACGTGAACGGCCTCGGCGACCGGTTGTCGCCCGCCGCCCGCGCGCTGAGCCCGGGTGTCCGGTTCGCCGATCTGTCGACCACGTTCGCCGACCTCGTCGACCAGGTCGCCGACGCGACGGCGACGTTCGTCGAGCTGCTCCGCGAGGTCGGCGACCCCGGCAGCGAGGACCAGGGCGACGGCGAGCCGCCGGTCGAGCCGGTGGTCGAGCCGGTCGAGCCGCCCGCGCCGGTGGACCCGGCCGAGGTGCCCACCGGGTCGGCCGAGGCCGTGCTCGCATGGGTCGGCGACGACCAGGACCGGGCCCTTGCCGCGCTCGCGGCCGAGGGCGAACGGGACAAGGGCCCGCGCGCCGGACTGTCCCGCGACCTCGCGGCGATCCTCACGCCCGCGGGTGGTGGTGACGAGTGACCGACACCGCCCCGGCGAGCGAGGCCCTCGTCGCCGGGATGCCCTCGTGGACCGACGTGCAGCAGCTCGTTCGCCGCGCGCTGCGAGCCCGCGCGCAGTCCAGCCTCGACGGCTACCACTGGGTGTGGATCGTCGACATGACGGCGAGCCACGTCGTGTACGAGGTCGCCGACGACGAGCTGTGGCAGTGCGGCTACACCCTCACCGGCACCGAGGTCACCCTCGGCGAGGCCGAACGGGTCGCCCGCGCGTACGTGACCGTGCCCGGCGGCGAGGACCAGGGCGACGGCGAACTCGCCGCGGCCGTCGAGTCGGCGCAGCCCGGCGAGCGGGACCACCTCGTCGGCCGGGTCTTGGAAGCCAAGGCCACCACGGCGACCGGCGGCCGCGTGTTCGCGGTCCGGATCATCGCCGTCGGCGACTCGCTCAACGGCAACCGGTACAGCGAGGCCGTGCTCGCGGCGGCCGCGCCGTTGTACGAGGGCGCGAAAGCCTACGACCGGCACCGCAACGCGGAAGACCTCAAGAGCGGCACGATCGCCGGTCTCGTCGGGCACTACCGCAACGTCACCGCGTCCGCCGAGGGCCTCGACGCTGACCTCTACCTGCTGCCGAGTGCCACGCACGCCGCCGAGGTGCTCGACGCCGCCCTCGCCGCGCAAGCCGACGGACTCCCGCCCACGGCAGGCATTTCTCACGACGTCCTCGGCACCTTCCGCCCGCTCAGCGAGAACGGCCGGTCGCTGCGCGAAGCGACGGCGATCACGCACGTGTTCAGCGCCGACGTGGTCAGCGACCCGTCGGCCGGCGGCCGTGCGACGCGGGTCGTCGCGGGCGGCATCCACCTCGACCAGATCACTCCGGCGCCCTCGGGCCCGACCCACCAGCAGGAGAACGCCATGCCCGAGCTGAGCCGTGAGGCGTTGACCGACGCCCTCGCCGACCTCGTCAAGAACGCCGCCGCGGCCGCCGCCGCCACGGCCACCGAGAACACCACCACGGCCCCGGCCGCGACCACCCCGCCGGTGGTCACCACCGCCCGCGAGTCGTTCGCGGGCCGGGCCCTGGTCCGCGGCATGGTCGCCGAGGCCGGGCTGCCCGAGGCCGTGGTCGAGTCGGTCGTCGCCGGGCTGCCCGAGCACATCACCGAGGCGGACGTCGCGCGGCACATCGAGGCCGTGCAGAACGTCGTCGCAGGGATCGAGCGGGCCGGGCTCGCGCCCGAACTGGGCGGCCGCGCCGAGGTCACCAAGGAATCGCGCGAGCGCAAGATCGAGGCGCTCGACCTCTTCTTCACCCCGGACAAGCCCGGCGGCTACACCTCGTTCGTCGAGGCGTACTGCGACATCACCGGCGACCGGCAGGTGACCCGGGGCGGCGACATGGCCCGGCGCATCCTGCGCGAGTCGTTCGCGTCGCCGTTCGACAGCGCCGTGCACACCAGCGAGGCCCTCGACACCTCGTCGTGGCCGCAGATCCTCGGCGACTCGATCACCCGCCGGGCCGTCGCCGAGTACGCGCGGCCGAACCTCCAGACGTGGCGCCTGATCGTCAGCTCGACGCCCACGGTCACGGACTTCCGCGAGCAGCGGATCGACCGCCTCGGCGGCTACGGGACGCTCCCGATCGTCGGGCAGTCCGGGGTCTACCAGCAGCTCACCTCGCCCACCGACGAGGAAGCCACGTACTCCGTGCAGAAGCGCGGTGGTATCGAGGTGATCACGTGGGAGATGATCCGCAACGACGACGTGCGCGCGTTGTCCAAGATCCCCACCAAGTTGGGTCTCGCGGCCGCGCAGACGTTGTACCGGTTCGTCTGGGACATGCTGGTCACCAACGCGGCGACGAGCTACGACAGCGTCGCCCTGTTCCACGCGACCCACGCGAACACCGACGCGGCGTCGCCGCTGTCGCAGTCGACGCTGTCGACCGCGCGGCAGAAGATGGGCGTGCAGTCCGCCTACGGCGACAGCTCCGACGTGCTGTCGATCGAGCCCAAGTACCTCGTCGTGCCTGCCGCACTTGAGGAAATGGCGTTCATGCTGACCACGTCGGCCGTGGCGATCCCGTCCACCCCGGCCGGTCCGTCCGACGCGCCGAACATCCACCAGGGCATGACCCCGATCAAGGTGCCGTACTACTCGGCACAGGCCACGTGGTTCGTGGTCGCCGACCCGTCCATGTGCCCGACGATCGAGGTCGGGTTCCTCGACGGTCGCCAGGAACCGGAGTTCTTCACGCAGTCGGACCCCTCGCAGGGCTCGACGTTCAGCGCGGACAAGCACGAGATCAAGATCCGCCACGTCTACAGCGGCACCGTGCTCGACCACCGCGGCATGTACCGCGGCGTCGGCTGATCCGGCGCACACCACCTCGCGGCCCCTCGGCACTTGCCGAGGGGCCGCTGCCTTTCCCGGATTGCCCCTGTACCTCCTGATCGGAGTCACCCTCATGGAACTCGCCGACCTGGCAGGCGACCACGTCCTCACCATTCCCGTCCTCGGGCAGGCCACGGCGGGCACCGCCGACGAGTGGTCGGGCCCGCCGGCGCCGTTCCGCGGCCGGATCACCGCCGTCAAGTGGGTGCCGGCGGCGGCCGTGACCGCCGACGCGACCCACTACGCCACGCTCTCGCTCCGCAACCGCGGCGCGGCCGGGGCCGGGTCGACCCTGCCCGCCTCGCGCTCGTACGTCGCGACGAACAGCGTGGCGTTCGCGCCCGAGGACATGACGCTTTCGGGCACGAGCGCACACCTCGACATCGCGGAGGGCGACGTCCTCACCGTGCAGAAGGCGAACACGGGCAACGGCCTCGCGATCCCGGACGGCGTGGTCCTGGTCTACGTGCAGGTGCGGTGATGCACGGCGCGATCCCGGCGACGCCGGTCGCGCTCACCGGCGCCGACCAGGCAGTAGCCACCAGCCGCACCACCTACCGCGGGATCACCGTGCGGGAGACCGCCGGGGCCGTGGCCACGGTGCGCGTGTTCGACAACGCGAGCGCGGCGACCGGCACCCTGCTCGACTCGATCGCCCTCGCCGCCGGTGCGTCGCTCTCGCTGCTCTACGTCGGCGGGCTGTCCGCCCGAAACGGCGTGTACGTCGACGTCACCGGCGCCGTTGAGGGTTCCGTCCGGATCGCCTGACCCCCCGATCACCGGCGCGCGGGCGAGTTGCCCCGCCCGCGCGCCGGCCTACCACCACCCGAGGGGGTTCATGTGGCGACGACGCGCGTCGCCCGCACACAGCGGGCCGCCCTCGAACACGTCTTCTACGACACGGACGGCGAGACGCCGGTCGACGCGACGGGCACGGTCACCGTCGCCGTGCTCGACGCCAACGGCACGGCCGTCACCAGCGGCAACGCCGCGCACGCCGGAACCGGCACGTACACGTTCACGCTGCCCGGACAGGCCGCCCTCGGCGAGCTGCTCGTCACGTGGACCGGCGTCGTCGACGGCACGACCGTCGCCGAGGTCGACCTCGCCGAGGTGTGCGGCGCCCACCTGTTCAGCCTCGCCGAGGGCCGCGCGAGCGACAGCACGCTCGCCGACCGGGTCAAGTACCCCACAGCCAAGCTCACGGCCGCGCGGCTGGTCGTCGAGACCGAGGTCGAGGAAATCTGCGACCGGGCGTTCGTGCCCCGATATCGCCGCCTGGTCCTCGACGGCAGCGGCACCGACGAGCTGATCCTCGCCGACAGCGAGATCCGCACCGTTCGCGCCGTGCGGGTCGCACCACGCGCCGACGGCACGTTCACCGCGCTCACCGCCGACGAACTCGCCGCCCTGGTCGTCGCTCCCGACCGGACACTGCGCCGGATCGACGGGCGCACGTGGACCGAGGGCCGCGGCAATGTGATCGTCGAGTACGAGCACGGGTGGACGGCCCCGCCGTTCGACCTCGGGCCCGCCATGCTGCGCCGGTTCCGGTC